CTGCATCAACATCTTCATCGCCCTTAGCGCGCAGTTTTAATTTGAAAGATTCTCCTCCAGAAATAGGAAGAGAACTTTGAAGCGCGATCGCGTCTACTAACATAAATGAACAGGATATAGCTGGAGAAAAAATATCTTCATAATAACTCAGCCCTGAAACTATATTTGATATGTTGACAGTCTCTGTGCCGGCAGTGTTCGTTATTGTGATTTCAGCAAAATCGGCTAGTCCTGGTATGTATAGCTGCGCCATTATAAAAAGATTCTTCTATGAGTGTCTACAACAATTCCAAGAAATCTTTCATCCAATATCTTAATATTTCTATGAGATTCATTTAATTCATCTTCATAAGAAAAAGTATCAACTATTCTAGTATTTGCTACATCCGTTAAATATGTTGCATAGTCTACAATCAATGTTCTTTTTGGAATCAACGTCCCATCATCGTTAAACGACTGAGCTTGGATAGTTTTTTCGTAATGATGCGTTGTTGATTGTGCGACAGCAACACTACCATATTTTTGGCGAATATAGTTTGTAAAATTTTCATAAGACAGAGGCCATTTAAAATACGGATCATGTATTTCATTCGTTAGCAATATAAGCCAATCTAATGTCTGATCTTCATAATATTTATCCGCCATGATATCTGGTCTATCACCATCTTTGACTTCATAATCAAAATATATAGCAGCATTATCTCTTAATAGAGATGACAAAGCAAATCTGCGTGTGATATCCGTAACAAAAATTGTTGGAGTCATTCCTGACAATTTATAAGATATGGTTGGAAATGGTTTAAAATAATAAGACATAAATGTTATCCTCCGAGCTCAGCTAACTGTCTTGCAGCTGCTCTACCTGATGTACCACCTCGAGCTACACGACTTTCTAGTCCAGCTTTTGTATAAGTAACCCCAGTGGCAGCACCTGCGTTGTTAGTAATGAAATCTTTTGTTTTTGGCATTTCTGTTTTTGATTTAGGATCCTGAGTATATGGATTTCCTATAACTTCTTTCGTAATGATTTCAGTTTCTTGGAATTCTAAATTCATTATAACTTCCATAGGAGCAGGATATGATCCTGCAGCTCTAGCATAAGCTGGATAATTCGATGGTTGATAATTGACTGTCATTCCCTTCAATACACAAATTCTATAATCATTAACTGTGTATTTTCCTTTATTACTCAATTCTATCTTAAAAAATTCTGGAGTTGTAAAAAAATGATTTCCTGCCCCAGCAATCGCACCCGTGACATATCCAGGATGCATGTGATATTTAAATAGCTGTATTATATTTCTTATTACGTCACTTTCAGAGGAACGCACTGGAGAAAATCTAAAGCTGAAACTGTGGGATCTAAAATCTGTTCCTTCAAATAATGTAGCTTTATGTGGGTTTCTGGCTACACCAAATGCCTGAGCTCCCGCAAGGGCTCCTTGCGCAATTCCTCCACCCTTTCCTAGCACCTCAAGGGCTGCACTGCCGACGATCGCAGGTGCCTCCACGACTACGTTGCCACCCGCCTTTGTCACGGCAGATACAATTTTTCCTACATCAAAACCTTTGCCTTCGGTTGATGCAGCGAGACCTTCTAATGAAGATAACGCAAGCGAACCTACTGCACCAATATCTGGGCTTGCATATCCAGCATTATAACTAACCTGCAATTCCTGAGTCATCGGAAGTGTTATTGTAGCTATAGGTTTCGTTTTATCATCAGAATTTCTAGAATCTCTTTTGGTTTCATAAACAGTAAATTTGATATGATGAGTATGATATGTAGGTTGATCCTCTAACGGAAACATTAGATTTATCATTCCTTTAGATCCTAATGTAGCTAGAGGTGAATAACTTGCTGTGTATGCCATATATTTTCCCTATGAATATGACCTATTTATAGTCATAAATATATGATGCCTACACAAAAAGGATTATATAAACCAAAATTTCCTGAAAAATATAAAGGAAATCCGTGTAATATTGTATTTAGATCGTCATGGGAATATAAACTCATGAAGTATTTTGATCTAAGCGGAAATATAGTCCAATGGCAGTCAGAAGAATTATGGATACCGTATAGAAGTCCTATCGATCGTAAAGTTCATAGATACTTTCCAGATTTTTTAATATGTGTCGTTGATAAGAACGGAAATAAAACAACAAAAATTATAGAAGTAAAACCAAAAAAACAAACGATTCCTCCAAAATTAAAATCTAATGGAACAAAACCTACGAAAAGATATCTGACGGAAGTGATGACTTACGGAATAAATAGTGCAAAATGGAACGCTGCTAAAGATTATTGCAGCGATAGAAAATGGGAATTTTTAATATTCACTGAAAAAGAATTAGGATTAGTATAAATGGCTACGTTCGAAAACATGCTTGCGACAGCGAATCAAGGAAAACTGACTGAAGCTGAAAATTGGCTTCAGACGTTATCGTCGAAAACGATGATAACTCCACAGAGATTAATTAACGCGGATAAGACTCGACTCACTAATATTCCGTTTATAGGAAGAATGTATCTATTTAATTATGATCCGAAGTATAAAAAAGAACTCCCATACTATGATAGATTTCCTTTGATATTTCCATTTCTTTCTGCTAAAACTAGTGGTCTCGCTAAACAGGGTCCTGGATTTTACGGAATAAATTTACATTATCTGCCACTGAGACTTAGAGCACGATTGATGGATGCTCTATTTTCTACTGTAACGAATAATAAATTAGATGAAACTACTAGATTAAAGATATCATTCAATATTCTAGATAGAAGTTCTAAAATGAAATATTTTAGACCCTGTGTGAAACACTATTTGATTTCTCATATGCGATCCAAATTTTTTATGATTAATGCAGACGAATGGACAACTGCCTTGGTTCTTCCACTACAAAGATTTGTCAAAGCCCCAGAATCACGAGTATATAAAGAAAGCATAACGAGGATCTAATATGGCATTCGGAATCAATCAATTTGCATCAGAAATAGGAAAATCTGGAGTTGCTAAAACTTCAGATTTTGTGGTTGAAATCACTGCGCCTACAAGGGCGTTCAGTTCTGTTGCACAGTCAATGATGTTAAGAATAGAGCAAGTGAGTATTCCGTCTAGAACACTTACCACATTTCAACAAAATTATTATGGACCTCCTAGAGATATACCTTATAGATTTGTTTCATCGCCAATTACACTGACGATATTGTTAAGTGAAGACATGCGCGAGAGAGAATTTTTTATGCAATGGCAAGATTTGTTCATAGGAACACGCAGAGTTGCAGAAACTCCAAGTTCAGATGCAATATACGATTGTGGATATTTTAAAGACTGCGTCGGAACTGTTAATATTAAACAGTATGGAACATCGCCCGGATTCCAAGGTAGAAGTCAGGGATCATCACTTTTTGGTGATATAAAAGATGCAGCAGAAGCATTTGGTTTTAATACTTCAGCGATATTGAATCCCCTAGGTTTTAATATATTCGGAAGTGCTTCTGGAGGAAAACAAGATCCAAAAGAATTGTATACAATAACTCTAGTGGAAGCATTTCCTATAACTGTAAATGAAATTCAGATGAATTGGGCTGATGATCAAATTGCAAAATTACAGGTTGAAATTAGATACACTTATATGACAGAAAAACATCCAGGAACTGATATTACTGGAGCTATACAGAAATCATTTCTCAGAAAAGGTATCGAAGCATTTCAGAGATTTGCGCCAGTCTTTTCTTTAGTTAAAGCAAGTGGTGTTGGTGGTGCAATTAGAAGTGTTGCTGAATCGACAGGTCAGGGAGTTTTAAACGCTGGAACTGCAGCAAAATCAATTTTACCATTTTAATTTGTGGAGGTAGTATATGGCTTTACCTAAGATAGTGACACCAAAGTTTTTTACAACAGTGCCATCGACTGGAGAAAGGATTTCGTTTAGACCTTTCATCGTCAAGGAAGAAAAAGTTTTGCTTCTCGCTTCTGAAAGTGAAGATGAAGAACAAATGATTGTAACCATTCGTGATATCCTAAACTCATGTGTTGTTGATGAAAATTTCAATGCAAGCAAGATTCCATATTTCGATTTTGAATATCTATTCCTTCACGTGCGCGCGAAATCTGTTGGTGAAAAGATTAAATTAGAATATCGCCATCGCGGAGGAGTGAATTATAAAGATGAAAAATGCGACGTCGTTACTCCGATAGAAATTGATTTAGAATCTATCAAAGTAAATAAAGAAGATGCACACACAAATAAAGTTATGATATCTAATACTCTTGGTGTTCAGATGAGATATCCGACTATTGAAGATATGCGTAAACTAGCTAAAACAAAAGACGACCTTATGTTAGTTTCTAGCTGTATCGAATTCGCTTTTGATGGAGATGTAATACACGAAACATCGGGTGAACAGGATTCTAAAGAATTTTTAGAATCATTAAGCTCTAAACAATTTGAAAAAGTTATGGAATTCTTTAACACTATGCCGAAATTGAAACATGAAATTTCGTATAAGTGTGTTGGGTGTGGACAAGATGATCATGTCACATTAGAAGGAATAGCTGATTTTTTTTGATATGCCTGTCTCACAATGACCTAAAGAATTATTACACTACAAATTTCTCTTTGATGCAGTTTCACAAATATAGCCTTAGAGAACTTGAAGAAATGATTCCGTGGGAAAGAGATATCTATATCAAGTTGTTACTTGATCATCTCGAAAAAGAGAAGCAGGCTGCAGAAAACAGAGCATGATATGGAAATTCCAAAAATCACTACTGGTTTAAAAGCAATGGGAGCAGCAGCTGCATTTGGCGGAGACGCTGAGATGGTTTCTGCGACCGGTGCATTAGCTGCGGGCGTTGGTAAAAAGATTTTTGGTGGTCTTTTTAAAAAGAAAGACGTATTGGAGAAAAAATTTGAAAAGGTATTGAATGAAAGAAAACGTCTATTCGAAAGAGTTCCGAAATCTAAAGAAACATCTTCTAATTTTTTTATAAAAGCACAAAATGTATTGAAAGATGTTAAGGGATCATTCTTTGAGATGCTGTTAGCTATGATCGATAAAATTAAAAGAATCTTTAATATCATAATGGTTGGAATTAAGCGTGTCGCTGGTGTAGTTCTATCCTTAGTTAAATGGATAAAAAAAATACTTGTTGGTGGAATGTTATTGGGTTTAAAATTACTATGTAAGTCTGGGGCTCTTAAGAAAATATCAAAAAGACTAAAACAATTATCTAAAACAATAAAAAAAGTTCCTAAAGGTAAAGCAGCTGCAATTGCTGCGGTCGGGATCGGAGTAGCAGCATTGTTTAGCAATATTTTTAAATCTGAAAATAAAAAAATAAAAGAAATTTCTAATCCTGAAAAAGAGCCAGTAAAGGCTGCAGAGCCAGTGAAGGCTGCAGAGCCAGTGAA